AGATGAAAGTGCTTCTTCTTTTGTGATGATTTCTTCTTTGTAAGCTTGACAGATTTTGTCAATCTCACCTTCAACTTCATCATATAACCATTCTTTTACTTTACTCATTATGCGACCTCCTTCATGTCAATTAAGTTTACTGCGTTGAAAACACATTTCGGCATTCCGATATCTTTACCTACTAAATCGTAGTGAAAAATTTTGATTTCAGAATACTTGTAAGTTTGAAGTAGATGATCTTTATAACCAACTGCCTCTTTGTAATCATATACGTTGAACTCGTCAAAAACTTTAGAACCGTGTTCTCTGTATAAAATCTTGTATTTTTCTGTTTTCATATCTATACGCTATCAGGTATTGACATGATAGTCAAGGGTAAAATTGGTCAATTTTGTCGCACCCTAGAATGCCCGATTTTACTTACTTTTTCATAAAAGAATCATTCCAATTAAACGCCTCTTTGACTAGATTTGCAGTTAAACCCTTGTATTTTTTGTTTAATTCTTTGTCTTTTGCGGCGATTAGTAAGTCTGCTTCTTCTTTAGTAAGACCTTCTAATATCTGAACGAACATTGCTTCTCGTTTATTCTGCGATAGATTTGGATTACCACCTTTAATGAAGTGATACAGTCTTCTTGCTTCTCGTTTGAGATAAGTATGTTCTGTTCCTTCTGGTGCCTCGTTTTGCTGATACGGTGGTCTTTCTTCTGGTAGCAACCATTCTATTTTAGGATCAAATGCAGCTTTAAGAACCATTCTTAATTCTGCTGTATTATAATGTTGTAAAACCTTTAACTTCTTAGGTTTATCTTTTGCGTTGTTTACTTTTAATAATATTTCGTGGAATGTTAGTGTCGGACCAAACTTTCCGTCTTCATCAAATGCCATTGTTAAAACTCCTGTATTTGACCTATGAGGTCTTTTAGTTTATTCTTTATGAAGTAGTTGAGTATCTTATGTCGTCCGGCAGTTTCTACACTGTTATATTCTGACAAGATATTTTCTTCTACCTCTTTAGGTATATAGTCGAAATCTACAAGTCGCTGATTTCGTTGAAAGTTTCTGAATTGATATTCATTACAGAATCCTTTTGGATCACTATCAATCCAATAATCCAACTTCTTCTTACTGATCGGTTTCTGACGGATGCCATTAATAAATGTATCGTCAGGAGATAAGAAGTTTGGAATGCTGTCACCACGATCACCCTTTAAGATATGTTCTTTAATATATCTTTTCGGATCCACACCATTCACCCATTTCTTTTGTATGGGTGCATATTGTTTTACTTTTTCATACTTTTGTAATTGTATGAAGTCTTTATCACCACTTAATATAAGAATGTTCTCACCTTGTTTTTCTTTCACTAATGTTGCAATAATATCATCTGCTTCTGCACCGTAAACATCCATGACCTTCCAAGGCATGTGTTCTTTGAGTTCATCTCTTACTTTATTGAAGATTGTAAAGATATTATCCCAATCAAATTGGGAATCTTCTCTATTCTTTTTTCTACTTGATTTGTAGTTTGGAAATATTTCTCTACGCCAATAATGTCTGGAATCACAACAGATTACAATATCACCAAAGTCTTCTTTAAATTTTACATTATAACTTCGTATAGAATTTAGTATCATATGTCGAACTAAATCTTCACTAATATCATCATTTTTACCTATTTGGGCCATCAAGTTTGATATCATCACTTGATTTAAATCAACTAAAATCATTCTAAATCTTCGCCTTCAAATTCTACTGTTTTTTCTCGTTTCACAGGATAACTAATCTGTGAATAATACTTATTCTTTTGTTTATCATACTTTAATTTCATCATTTTATTCATAACCTCCTGCATTGGATGATATAATTCAAACTCCTTTTGTATTAATGCACGTAATACCTCAATAAAGAAACCCAATTCTTTAAACGTGCGTTTTGATTCATTCCACTCAGTTGAACCTATATTTAAACCTTCACTTTGCCATTCATGGATCAATCTCACCATATAGTCATCTACCATTTCGTTGGCAAACTTACGAACGTCTTGTTCTATCTCTTTATCTGAACGTTGAGATTGCTCGAGAGTTTTCTTTTTTCCCGTTTGAAAGTCTATTATTTCTGCTGTCATATTCCTTTATCGCTTCTTTCATCTCAAAGTACTTTAAAATACCTTTTGCATTAAGTTCTTGTTGAAAGGCACGTTTTTTATATATTTCAAATTCTTTACAGGCTTGATTGTATTGTTTCTCGTTCTGTATTTGCAATAACTTCTCCCTTAAAATTCACATACCCTTTGTCTAGTAAGTATTCTTTTAAATGATTGAAACCACCAATCACTTCTTTATCAATTACAATTTGAGGAACTGTTTTTACATTTCTTTTGAGATGCTCAATCAATTCCTCTTTTGTAATATGTATACCTACTGTAAACTCATCATATGTTAGATTGCACTTTGTGAGCAATTCTTTTGCTTGAACACAATAGGTGCAATCTGGTTTAGTATATATTTGTATATTCATACTTTTATTTATTACTGCAAAATAATACCTGTAAATAAAGTTCCAAGATAGGCAACTACGATAAACGTAATATACCAGAACAAAGAATCTTTATAGAATCGCTTCAAGTTCTTCTTCATTTAAACTTTCCTCGGCATCAGTCAAACCAACATCATCTGACATAATCTGTTCATAAAGATTTTCTTCTTTATCAGACAAATCGGTACCCGCTCTTTGTTTAGTAATCATTGGCCAGGAACCTGTTTCGTTAAAACGAATGAGATTATCCCATTTAATATCATATGGTAATTCCATTCTCTGGTGTTTCTTTAACCATTTGATAATTGTTTCTGAATCAGAATCTTTAATTTCTGACCACTCTCTGTGTATCATTTCTAGTGGTTTTATTTCTTTAGGCATCTTCACTCTCCATTTCTTCTAAAATCCAATCACGGTTTCTTTCTACAATATCGAACTCCTGATCTAATTCATTAAAAAGTTCATTATTACTTTTCTCTAAATCGTCTTGGATAACTTCTTTTGCAAGGTCCATAATACCGTCTAAATGTTTAATTTCACCATCATCATAGATACCTGCAAAGTCCATACCAGGTTCTTCATATGATGCCCATATGGAACAATCCTCATTGTTTGCTAAGAATGTGTCATATGCCTGTGTTGGAGGTCCCCATGCACTATCAAAGTAACCATTGATTGATGCTTCGTTACTATCACCATCTAATTGCAGTTCTAGTCCTTCACCATCGACTTCCCACTTTGTTCCCCAATTATCAATACTCCAACCATACCAGTCCTGACTTTCAGAACCTTCTTTGAATGTATCTCTAATTTCTTGTGGCATTGGAACTAAGGCTTCCAACAATCCTTGACTTTCATCTTTCGAAGTAATCTGATCATAGATTTCTTCTATTTTTTCTTTTGGTCCTGATAGACTAAAATTATTAGAGCACCAATTTGGCATCTTTATTCTCCTTTATTGCTTCACGTCTTTTTTTTAAATAAGGTGGTAAGTTGTTTTCGAATACGTCTGATTCTCTTTTCTTTCCAACTTCATCTGGTGACATTAATTGTTCTTTTTGTTTTTCTTTTTCTTGTTCTGCTTTGTATTGCATTGATGAAACATACTTTAGTTTCTCAATTCTATTCTTTATACTTTTAGGTATTTTGCCTCTAAACTTGTTAGACCAATACTCTAGTTCTTTTACATTGTTTTCTAAGCTTGTTTGAAACAATATTTTAAAAGATTGTTCACTCATTTACCTATGTCCTTTATGTCTTCTTTACTAATAACTTGATATGCACCTTTGTTGTATGCAGGTGCCACGGTAAAGTTATGTTCAATACGTTTTCTCTTTGGTGCCCCATTACCCATATGAGGAACTGTTCTGTTCTCAACAACTTTTGTTCTTCTTGTTCTGTCTGCGTTCAATGTGTTGATGTCATTAAAGGCAGTATATTCCGACTTTGACACTTTCTTATAACCAAGAGATTTAAGGTATTCTGCATGGTCTTCTCGTGCCTTTTTCAGAGAATCCGTTAGTGGTAACTTGTTTCTCTTTTTTGTTTTATGTCGAATATAAATTAAACCCATTATATTTTTAACTGTTTAACTGGTTGTCCTTCCCAATGTGTAGTGATAATTGAATCTTTTGTCACTAGTGGAAACTGAATCCAACCGTGTTTTTCTTTTAATATTTTAATCAAATGATCAAATACGTATTGTACTGTATCAGGTTTTTTAACCATTGTCAACCTCCTCATCGTGTTGTATCATTGTTATTAATGCATGAATAAATGCGGACACACCTATAAATGCTGAAACGGCAACATATGCCCAATTCGTAGTACCCATTTCATTTACTAAACCCACTGTGGTAAATAATGAAATGAATGATATAATAAACAAAAATTTAATCATGGTTTCTCCTTACTTTACTAAAGCCCAACTGCATAGTTTGGCGTTGTTTTCATCTACAAATAACATCAGATCATCTAATAAAACATCATAGTTTGGATCTTTTTTCATATCATTTGTTAGAAACTTTTCAAAATATTCTGCAACTTCTTCAACACCTGGTAATACTTCATACCCATATTGTCTGTTTTTGATTTTGCCGTTGCAATATAACTCGTAACATCTGTCTGCCCACATCACAAGATATTTTCTGTATGGACTTGGTTCATACTGTTCTAATTTGAACTGAGCATAGTCTAGTTTGTTCATCATAACACTCCGTATTGTTTGAGCACGAGTAATAATAGTAAAACGATAATAGTAGTTTGTTGATTTAATCTCATTAGTGTAGTACCTTTCTGTTTTCTTTTTCAAATTCAGCTTCTGCAATCAGAAACTCTTTTGTTAGATGTTCTTGCAATTTCATAATCTCACCTTCTAAGATAAGATACTTTTCTTGCCAACCAACTTGTTTAGAACTTCTAACTTCTTTGGCAATCTCAAGTAGTCTTTTGAGATTTTCTAGTGTCATTATTTGTTCAATCATATGTAAACTCTAACACACTTTCTCTACATTGTCAACATCTTTTTTAGGGGTGCGACAATAGTGTACAAAATCATATTTTAACATAAAATCAATGGTTTGACCATAGTCATTATAATAACTATCTGCACCTGGTAAATCAGAACCAAATACATCTGCATAGGTACAATAATATTCATCATCATACAAAATGGTAACTCGACTACCAACATAATTAGATGGTTTTATTTTATCATATTCTGCATATTTTTTGTCACAATATGATTTAATCATCTTCTTTTTCTTGGCAAGAGATTGTAATCTGTTATAATTGAAAGGAATGTTTCTAAAAACAGTCCAACTATTCTCAAAATAACCATCTTCAGGATCATCATAACCTCTATGATAAACCACATGAAAATTATTAGATTGTTTTTGAATAGGTGCCCAACTGTCACCAGTATCGTAATAATCTAAGAGTTCGTTTTCAACGACATTTCTATCGTTTTGTCTGCGAACAGTCTTAGCTGTAGACTTGATGTATTGTAATTGGTTATGTCTTGCATTGTTTGTCAATACATCTTTTTTTGCAAGAACTGATTTTTGACTTTTAATCATATGTACAAGTTATACCATATTGATCAGTTTGTCAATAACTTTTTTTCAAGCTGCGACAATATTGACCAGTAATTAGTAATATAATATTACTTTTTAAAGTTTAAGTCGTCTTTATTCATTAGATTTTGACGAATATGATTCTTGCCTATGGGGCCTGTCCAATGGACTACTCGTTTGTTTGGATTATCTTGTTTTCTATGAAGTTGTAGTCTTAACCACTGATAGATAAGAGGTAGTTTGATAATCTCGTTACCTCTTTGTGGATATTTACCTATGATTTCTTGTAATGCCTCTTGGTCACCTCGCACTTGAGCTCTTTCTGCAATGGCATGCCAATCTTTGAGAAGTGGTGACATACCTTTAATAAGATTCACACCTGTTGCCCACCATTGACCACGTATAACATCAACAGTTAAACCTATTTTATCTTGTTCTGCATAATCAAAGATATCATCAATAGGTTTTTGCACTTCACAATCGACATCTAACCAACAAGTATATTCATATGGTGAATCAATCATCGATTGTGTCTTATAAAACCAGGCACATTTATGATGTTTAGGATAAGAAATGAAATGATCGGCATGTGTCTTTGCCCAATTACGGACTTCAGGTGACATACCAAAGTCACAGATAGTAATATGAATATCCGGATTATGATATGTTATCTTTTTATACCACCACTTGAGTAGAAACTCATGTGATGTATCGACACCTGTTAAAAATGTTTTGTTCATTTAGTTCCATAATTTAGCTAACTTTGAAGGATAATCTCCAGGAGTTGGATCAATGATCTGCACATTTTTATATAACTTCATAGCAAAGTCATACCAATCTCGATGTACATCATGGACAAATACTGTCACTTCTGGTTTCTTTATGTAAGACATCATTATACAAGTTGAACGTGCAACACCATCTACAAGTATTGTATCAACTTCTTTTGGCATAAAAGAAACGTATTTGCCTAAACCAGCAGGCGTTTCTTCCATAGGTGTTGCATTACCACCTACAACATTACCTTCAATCAAATGATAAGTGTGATTCTTGTATTGTGTTGCATTATTTTTAACTTGTTGGTACCATTCTTTGTGATGTTCAACTGATGTAAGATGTTGACCATCTTTTAAATTTTCTAAAAAATAAAGTGTCGAACCACCAGATCCCCACTCTAACATATTTGTTTTAACGTGACTAAGAATAAAATCACGTTGATTTTTTGCCATTAACATTCTCATTAGTATTCATACTCCCAATATTCTAAATCTTTTTTATATCGTTGTTCTACAATATTTCTTGTTTTGTCATTATAATATTCTTCATAATAACTTCTATCCGTTTTGGCATCTTTTGATCTTGTGCTAGCATTCTTTCTTGGTAAACTATCATATCGTTCAGAAATACCAAGGTCTGTTGCGATAATATCAAAATCCTCTGCAAAAGTTTCATATTTGCCGACATGACTTAATAATATTTTACCGTCTTCTTTGCCGTTATGACTTAAATACTCATATTGTGTCCAACGACTAAAAATATAATTTGTTTCTTTATCTAAAGCCTTTTCAATAAAAGTTTCAAAGTTTTTATACATTTCTCCACCACCAAAATCTGGCATTCTTTTTCTTTTAAAACCACTAACTAAAACGGCAAATGGATTACGAACAAAAGCAAATGTATAATAATCTTTTGGTATATGTTTTGATGCATTGATATAAGGATCATGCATTGGACCTACGTGTAAGGGAACTTGCCATCCTTTTTTTGTTTCGTCTATAGGACCGTTATACTTTTTAGAATATTTGTTTAATGCAAACGCAATGGTAGAACCACCCGTTTTGCCTACATGTATAAATGCAAATTTTTTACTATCACTTATTATCATTATGTAACACCACAAAATATTCAGCATCAATTACCACTAATGCTTTTTTATTGTTCTTTCTCATTACCACAATCGGTTCATAATTACCTTTGTTTGATGATGCTTGTTCATAAGCAGCCCATACATTTAACTTTTCAGTGTTTTTGCACTCAATTGAATAGGGAAATTTTTCTCTGGCAGATCGTGCCATGATTAAGTCTTCACCACCTGCACCCATTGAACGACTTTCAATATCTTCAGGATGTATATCTAATTTTTCTATGAGTAGATTACGAAACTCTTGTTGTAATCTTCTACCCTTGGCTTTAGCTGATTGTGTTTTCATAATTACTCATCATCTTCCTCATATTCATCCTCAATATGAACAACTTCACCACAGTGAGGACAGAAACGTATATCTACGTCTTCTTTTGTAATAACTATATATGCGTTACTACATTCCTCACATTCGTGGTGTATTTTAGGCATTATAAATCAAAGTCCTTAAATGCATCTTCTTTCACGTCTTGCTTCACG